TTTGGCGCCCTTAAGAATCTGACCGGTGTAGACGCCTGCCAGACGATGCACGTCAAGAAGATCGGCTCCGTAACTCATCAATCCTCCCGCCAACGGGAAATCACGAAATGCATAGCTTGCTGGGATCGAATTTTGCGCAGCGAATGCCACCAGTCGAGCACGCCGGCTGGTGAATAAAGGGTCGGCAATTACGAACAGTGCGGAAGGCCGATATTGCTTGATTTCCGTGAAAGCCGCATCGAAGTCGCGCTCGCTGGCGGCATTCACGATATGAATCACTTGTCCCGTGGCGCGGGCTGCCCCTTCAATGTCCGTTAGTTGCAATTCGTTGTTCGGGGCGTTCGGGTTTGAGAGCACTGCAATCGTGCTCTGCATGGGGAGCAACTCGCGCAGCAGTTCCAGTCGCTTCGCAGTCACCACGGGGGAGAAGTTGATCGCGCCGGTCGCATTTCCTCCGGGGCGAGCGAGGCTGGCGACGAGACCGAATTTCACCGGATCGCCGCCACCCGTAAATACGATCGGAATGGTCGAGGTTGCCTCTTTGGCTACGACCGCGGGCTGTAAGCCGCCGGTCGCAGCGATGACCGCCACCCGATGACCCACCAAGTCTGCGGCCAAAGCGGGCAGGCGATCGTTTTGGCCCTCGGCCCACCGGAATTGAAACGTGACGTTACGATTTTCGACATATCCCATCTCGCTCAGACCCTGCCGAAACGCCGCGACAAAGGGCGCGAATCCAGCGGATACAGCACTGCTGAGATATCCCACCACCGGCAAGGCCGCCTGCTGCGCGCGCCCCGCCAAAGGCCAAGCCACCGTCGCGCCGGCGATCAGCGCAATGAATTTCCGCCGCTGCATAGACCTTATTCCCTGAGCCGGAGACGATACCTTACCTACACTGGCCCTAAAGGTTTTGCACCGCGGCAATCCATCCGGTTGAAATGACCGCTGCGGGTCAGACTCGGAAATGCTCATCGAGAGCATTTGACGTCCGAAATGACCTCGATAGCGGAAATAGCGCGGACGTTCCGAAACGTCCGAGTAGTGCCATGTGTGGACGGCTCCGAGTTGGCAAGAAGAATCTCACGTCGCGTCGCTGGTCGGTGCAGCCATGTGTTCGGCCTGTTAGCGCGGTTCGCATGACCGATTTTTTTCAGCGCAGGAGACCGCAGGAAGACGCAAGTCATTGAAAACTTGAAAACCCTATCGGTCCATCGTACGCACTATGTTCCAGGAAAGAGCATGAGGATGTTTCCCATGCGCTTCCCAGAAAACGCCGATGGGTTTCGCAACTATGAAGCTGACGAGCCAACAGGTTGATGCGCTGACGCTGCCGCCCGGCAAGTTCGATGTGCTCTACTTCGACGATGACGTCCCGGGGCTGGCGTTACGGCTGCGCGCCGGTGGGACCCGCAACTGGATTTTTCAGTATCGACACGGCCATCAGCAGCGGCGCATCACGATTGGTGCGGCACGTGCACTCACGCCGGCCGAGGCGCGGCGGCGGGCGAGCCGGCTGCACGCCGAGGTGAAACTGGGCGGCGATCCGGCCGGCGCCAAGGCCAAGGCCCGCCAACAGGCCGACCAGACCTTCGGCGCGCTGCTACCGACCTTCCTGGCACGCCAGCGCGAGCGATTGCGCCCGAAGTCGTATCTCGGGGTGCAGCGCGACCTCGAGGTCCACGCCGAGCGACTGCACGCCGTGCCGATGAGTTGCGATCCCTTGGAAGCGCGCCGGGCAATCGCCACCGTGCTCACCATGACGGCGGCTAACTTGTCGGGGCGCTCCGCCAATAAGCTGCGTAGCAGCCTGTCCGGTTTCTACGCATGGGCGATCAAACAGGGGCTCGCCGATGTCAATCCGGCCAGCTTCACCGAGCGACGTCCGCAGTCGTCGCGCCGCCGCGTACTCGACGACGAGGAAATTCGCGAAATCTGGACTGCGCTGGGCGACGATGCCTACGGCGACGTCGTGCGCATATTACTGTTGACCGGCGCGCGGGCGGCGGAAATCGGCGCCCTGCGGTGGGTCGAGGTTGACCTTGATGAGGCGTCGATCGCGTTACCACCGCAGCGCGTCAAAAATAACAGAGAACGTTTCATCGTGCTAAACGATTTGGCCGTCGCAATTCTGCGCCGGCGTTGCGACGCGCGCACGGGCGATATGGTCTTCGCGCGGACCGCTCGCGGATTTTCCGACTGGTATCGGAACAAGGTCGATCTCGACAGCCGCATCCTGGCGGCGCGGCGCGCTGCTGCATGGGCGGCGGGGGAAGGTTCCGACAAAGTCGAGCCGCTGCGCCCGTGGGTGCATCACGACTTCCGTCGGGTGATTTCGACCGTCATGCACGAGCGCCTTGGCATCGCACCTCACATCGTCGAGGCGGTGTTGGGCCACGTCGGACACCAGCGCGGTGTCGCCGGTGTCTATAACAAAGCTCGGTATTTGGTGGAGATGCGGCGCGCGTTAGAAACGTGGGCCGGCCACCTGCTCGCCGTGGTCGAGGGCCGCGAAAGCAAAGTGGTGTCGCTGCCCAAACGCGCCTAAACTAAGGGCCGGCTCGGCGCTGCACACCGAGCCGGCCCCATACACCGCCACGGATCGGACCCATGGCGACGACGTCGTCCTTTAGCACATGGCCTGCCGAAGGCCTGCCGCTCATAGACGCGCTTTCGCGGGTCATCCCCGAGCAGTGGGCCCGGTATCAGGCCGCCATCGCCGCGACGAGCGATCGGCGCCGCCGCAAGGCGGTCGAGGCGGCACAGAACAGCATGCGCCACGCATTCGTCGAGGCCTGGCTCCGCGGCGACGTCGTCGTCAAAGCCAGGCCACGGGTACCATGGGCCAAGCCGCAGGTGATCCCGGCGAGTGCGTCTCGGTACCTAGGCTTTTACTTGGACGCGAACACCGCTCGGAGTCGGCACGGTAGGCTATTTGACCTGCGCGTCTATGCTGCAGGGGGCGACAATGACAACAAGACGATCGCCATTAAGGCGATCGATGCTTGGACCGCCGATCGCAGCTTGCCCGCTACGCGAACGGCGGCAGCTAAGCGCCTCAACGAAACGCTGCTTCCCCACATGACGGCGCCGTCGATCGTCAACCTATTGCGCAACAATCAGATCGGCCCGTGGGCAAAAAAGCCCCGCTGACCCACCCGACGCATCGACGCACGCATCACGCACGCATCGCGATGCGTATTCCCTAACGCCCCGACGATGTGCAGGCTCACGCCTGACAATGCGGGCTCACGCTCACATTTAAGGCGGAGGGGTGGATGCGTGATTATTTGGATAGAATCCTGGCGCAGAACCCCGAAATTGCCAGGAAGCAAAAGATCAAAGTCGCCGAAGCTGCGGCTTTAGCTGGCGTGAGTGAAGATACTTTTCGCCGACGTTACTCGCATCTGATCAAACAACTGTCGCCGCGCCGGCAAGGCGTGAGCCTCGGCGATGCGCTCGACATCGGCGAGACTGTTTGAAGGAGGCGGCGGGGCCTGGACACTGGGTTCCACACGTACCGGGCCCCGCCGGAACAACGTCACGACCACGGAGAAGATCGGTGACAAGTGTCACATATGGCAATCCTGCACCCGCGGCAACTCCGTCGCCCTCGGCCGATGTAACTCTTCAAGAACTCGCCGCGCAAATCCGCGAAGCGCACGCTGCAGCGGGACGTGCCATCAACAACGCCGTCACGCACGCACTCACAGCCGGGCGCGGCCTGATTACCGCGCAAGGGCAGGTCAAAGGCAATTTCGGAAAATGGATCGAAGAACACTGCGATTTTTCAAGCCGCCATGCGCGGCGCTACATGGCGCTGGTCCGTGCTTACGAGGCGGGCGGACACAGTGTGTCCGGTGACCTGCTGGGGCTCTCCTTACGCGGGGTGATACAGCGGCTAACCCCGCCAAGCCCTAAGCCCGGCAGAAGACGCAAATCTAGCGTGGTACGGCCGCGGACGGGCACGGGCATCGATCTCGCTGATGGCTGGCGCCGTACGCCAGGCCCCGAGCGGACGAAGTTCATCAACCAAATCGGATTCGCGGCATGGGTGGCACACCTGCCGTCTAGTTTTGGCGAAGCGCTGGAACGGTGGGCCGCCGATCGCCAACAACGCCCGCAAGTCGCACCATCGCTGGTCGAGCAATGCGGTGACCCTCTTGCGATCCCCAGATTTTTAGCTCGAACAGCTCAGGTGCGGTCATGACCGGCGGCGCTCGCTTTCGCCAGAAAGGCAATCGCACCGAGCGCGCGATCGTGCGCCTGTTGCAGGACCACGGATTCGCGGCAGAGCGCGTACCGCTGTCCGGCGCCGCCAGCGAACGCTTCGGCGGTGACATCAGCGTGCCGCTGCTCGGCGTCGATCGCGGGTCGAGGTGAAGGCCCGCGCTCGTGATTTCGTGCGGCTCTACGAATGGCTCACGCATGCGGACTTGTTGATCATCAAGTGCGATCGTCGCGAGCCGCCTGCCGTTTGCCGTTTGGGCCTCGCCACCATGGTGGCAACGGCGGCGGAGAAGTCGAGGGCGGCGCCATGAAGATCATCAGCGCCGACGAACGCCTGGCCGAGAAGTCCGGCGCGAAGATTTTGCTGATGGGCCCGGCCAAGATCGGGAAAACGTGGCAGCTGCATACGCTCGATCGTGAGGGCACCCTGTTTATTGACCTCGAAGCCGGCGACCTCAGTGTGCAGGACGTGCCGGTCGACGCGGCGCGCCCCCAGACTTGGGAAGAATGCCGCGACCTGGCGTGCTTCCTCACCGGGCCCAACCGATCGCTCCCGCCGACTGCCTGCTACTCGGAAGCCCACTACGAGTCGATCCGCTCAGGCTTCGAGGACATGCAACTCGACAAGTACGGCACCTACTTCATCGACTCGATCACGGTTGCTGCGCGGAAGTGCTTCTCCTGGGCTGAACAGCAACCCGAAGCGACCGCCGAACGAAGCGGGCGGCGCGACGTGCGCGCGATCTACGGGACACTCGCGCACGAAATGATCGGTTGGGTGACCCAGTTGCAACACGCGCGCGGGCAACGTGATCTTCGTCGGTATTCTCGAATTCGTCACCGACGAGGTGCGCCAAGCTGAATGGCGGCTACAGATCGAAGGCCAGCGCACCGGGCGCGAACTGCCCGGCATCGTCGATCAAATCGTCAGCATGAACTTCGTGGATTTCGGCGACGGGCAAGCGCCGACTCGCGGATTTGTTTGCACGTCGCCGAACCCGTGGAAGCTGCCCGCCGGCGATCGCAGCGGACGGCTGGAGCAGATTGAACCGCCCGATCTCGGCAAACTGATCGCAAAAGTCACCGGCGCCAGCGAGCGCAAACCATTTCTAATCTCACAAGCAGCAAGCAGAAAGGAGTAATTCCAATGGACTACAACGATGCAGGCGAACAGAAAAACTTTGACGTGATCCCGGCGGGCACGATCGCGACGGTGCAAATGAAACTTCGTCGCGGCGGTGCCGGCGAGGGTGGCTGGTTGAAGCGGAGCAAGGACGGCAACTCGGAGGCGCTCGATCCCGAGTTTCTGGTTCTCGACGGTCCGTTTGCCCGGCGCAAGTTTTGGACACTGATGACCGTCCAAGGCACAACGGCCGGTCACGCCGAAGCCGGCGCGATCACCGCCAGCCGCATCCGGGCAATCCTCGAAAGTGCGCGCGGCGTCCGCCCCGACGACAAGAGCGACGCGGCGAAGCAGGCACGCCGCATCGATACTTATGGCGATCTCGACGCATTGGCCTTCGTCGCCAAGATCGGCGTCGAGGCGGCGCGCGACAACTATCAGGCCAAGAACGTGCTGCTTGCCGCGGTGACGCCGGACATGCGCGATTGGCATCCGGTCGAACAAGCGGCCAAGGCGCCGTCCAGCGCGGGCGGCAGCGGCCCGGCGCCTGCGGCGATACCGGCCAAGATCGAGAGGCCGAAATGGGCGAGTTGAGCCGCCAGGAAGACGCCTGGCAACGGCGCGCTCTCGATGCCGCGGTCGCAGCGGGACGTGAAATGGTGGCCGACGGCGCGTTGCTGCCGGCCACGCCGATCGGCCGGCTGTCGGACCGCGACTGGGGCCGGCTCGCTCAAACCGTAATCTCCGGCTGGATCATGACGCGCGCCGAGCAGGCCGTGAGCGAAGGGCGGGACACCGAGCGCGCCATCCTGGTCAGCGGCTTCGTCCCGGACCCGTGGGACGGTGGCGCCCTCTCCACCATCCTACCGGAACTCGCAGAGACGCAGATCGATTGGTCAAGGCCGCTCGCCGAATGGTCGCGCGAGGCGATGGCAGCCTTTGTGGCGAACGTGCACAGGCTCGCGCGAAAAGCGCTGATCGCCCGCAACGTGGGCGCCGGCACGTTTCGCCGGATGAGGCCGCCGCCGCGGCTTGCCGACCTGATCGCCGAATACGGCGGCTACGACCGCATCCCGCCCGAAGCGTGGATAGCCTTCGATGCTGAGCTCGAGCAGTGGCAGGCCGACGTGCAGCTCGGCATCGGCGACGAGCCTGCTCAGGACGTACCGTTTGCGTGAGGCCGTGCCGTGCTCGATTTCAACCGGGCCAATCTGGGTGAGAAACCGATCAGCATCGCGCTCAACGATCTGATCGAGCGAGCGACGCCGATCGAGGAAAACCGGCGCCAGTATTTGGGCGCATCGGCGATCGGCTCAGAGTGCTTGCGCAAGGTGCAATTTGATTGGCAATGCGACCCCACGCACCCGGCGCGGCTGCGCGATATCTTCGCGCGCGGACATTTCTTTGAGGAACTGAGCCGGCAACACCTGATCCGCGCCGGCTTCAAATTTGCCGGATCCAACCGACTCGCCTTCGCGGCGGTTGACGGTTTGTTTCGCGGCCACGCCGATGGCGTGTTGCTCGACGGGCCCACCAATCTGCCCGGCGTCGGCTTTCCTTGTCTATGGGAGCACAAGGCAGTCGGTACCAAGACTTGGCGCGTGCTCGAGCGCGATGGGCTCGAGAAAGCCTTCCCTCACTACCACGCGCAAGTTTTGATCTATCAGGCGTATTTGAACGTCGCCGACCATCCGGCACTTTTCACCTGCCTCAACGCCGACGACTGCCAACGCCTTCATTTGCTGGTGCCGTTCGACGCCGAGAAAGCACAGCATTGGTCGGATCGTGCCGTCACAGTGCTCAGCGCGACGCGCGCCGGCGACCTGCTGCCGCGCGGCTTTGATGATCCGACCGAGTGGCGCTGCAAAATGTGCGGGCATCGTGAGCGGTGCTGGACATGATGGCCGACGCGCTCACCCAGATCGCCGCGAAGCTGGCGACTTTCATCCGGCTGTTGTCGAGCGACAAAGACGGCGAGGTCGTGGCCGCCGCGCGCGCAATGCAGCGCACGTTACGTGCAGCCGGCGCTGACATTCACGCGCTCGCTGATCGAGTCGAGAAGCCAAACGGCGCCGAGCTAAGCGAAGCCGACATGAAGAAGCTCTACGACGCCGGCTTCGCGGACGGCCGGCGTGCCGCCGAGAATACAGCCCACGGGCCCGGCGACTTCCACAACACGGACGGCACGCCCGGATGGCGCGAGATAGCCGTGTGGTGTCAGCAACAGAGCGCGCGGTTACGCGAGAAGGAAAAAGGATTCATCGACGACATGGCCGCCCGCACAGTGTGGCGCGAGCCGAGCGAGCGACAGGGGAAGTGGTTGCTCAGCATCTACTATCGCCTTGGGGGCAAGCGTCCGTGAGCGTGACAAAGCCGCAGACGTTCCATGCCGATCTTGAGCACCTGCCGGCAGTGCTCGCGCCCCTGACGAAGGAGCCGCGTTGGGTCGTTTGGCCATGGGAACTACGCGCCACCAAGAGCGGCACGGAAAAATGGACCAAGCCGCCGCGCCAAGCGCGCGACCCAAGCCGCAACGCGCGCTCGAACGATCCAACCACCTGGGGAACTTATGAGGAAGCCGTTACGGCCGTCCGTGCCGGCAATGCCGACGGGATCGGCTACATGCTGCTCAACTCCAACGTCGGCGCAATCGACCTCGATCACTGTGTCGATCGCGAAGCGGGCGCGAAGCTCGATCGGTGGGCGCAAAACTTACACGAGGAGGCGGCCGGTGCTTACCAAGAAGTGACTGTTTCCGGCGCTGGGCTGCGCATTATCGGCATCGCGAGCGGACCGGAGACGCACCGGAAATTCACATTCGACCGGAACACCGGCGCCGGCGTGGAGCTGTACCGCAACACGCCACGATACATCACCGTCAGTGGCTTGCAGATGGGCTCGTGCGCCGCGCTACCGCCGTTCGACAGTTTCATCGACGCGCTGATCGAACGCTTTACCGGTGGGGTCCAACGTAACGAGCTCGATTTCAACGACGCTGGGCCGCAACAGACCTCGCTCGACTTCGACGATCTGATCCGCAATGGCGCACCCGAGGGGCAGCGGAGCGAACTATTCCAGGCCGTGGTGTGGCACCTCGCCGGCAAGGGCTGGACCGCCGATCAGATCACCGACGAACTGGCACGCTATCCAAACGGCATCGGGGCAAAATACGCCGACCGCCTGCACACCGAGGTGACGCGGTCATACGCGAAGTGGCGCAGCTGCAAGCGATCCGCCGTAACCGGCGAGGCGGCGATCAGCGATCCTTGGCCACAAATCTATGTGGTCCCCAGCGAACTGCCGCGCGTGGTCAACGAGGCCGAGGAGGCACTGCTCACCCTGCGCACCTGGCCGCTCTACCAGCGCGGTGACATCATCGTGCGGCCGGTCCTGTCGCGCCTCAAGGCCGCCGACAACCGCGAGACCAAGGGCTGGCGCCTGGTGCAGGTCAATCGGCCCCACATGGTCGAAACACTCACCCGCGCTGCTCGTTTCTGGCGGTATAATGCTCGGTCGAAGGGCTTCGTGCCGATCGATGCGCCGGAAAAAGTGGCCGAAGCGTATTTGGCGCGCCATGGTGCCTGGAAGCTGCCGATCATCGCCGGCATCGCCAGCGCGCCCTTCCTGCGCCCTGACGGCTCGTTGTGCGATCAGCCGGGCTACGATCCGCAAAGCTGTGTCCTCTACAGGCCTGAGGAGGCTTTCCCGACGGTTGCGCAACAGCCGAGCAAGAGCGACGCGGTCGACGCGCTTGGCCTAATCGAGAAGCTGATCGAGACTTTCCCTTTCGTTTCCCCCGCAGACAAGGCTGTGGCGTTGGCGGCGATCCTCACTGCCCTTGACCGCCGCGCCATGCCGACCGCTCCGTTGCACGCCTATACGGCACCGAGCGCCGGCACGGGCAAATCGCTGCTCGTCGACATCACCGCGATGTTGGCAACCGGGCGGCTCATGCCGGTCATCGCACAGCGGCGGAGCGAGGAGGAATTTGAGAAGCGGCTCGGTGCGGCACTGCTCGCCGGCGACGCGGTAATCTCAATCGACAACTGCGATCACCAGCTTTCGAGTGCTCTCCTGTGCCAGGCGCTTACCCAACAGCACCTCAATATCCGCATCCTTGGTTTCAGCAAGAATGTCGAGACGCCGGTCAACGCGGCGATCTTCGCGACTGGCAATAATCTGACGATTGCCGGCGACCTCACCCGGCGTACCTTGCTGTGCGCGCTCGACGCTCGCTGTGAACGGCCTGAGCTCCGCACCTTCAACATCGACGTACTCGAAACCATCCGTGCCAATCGCGGCGCATTAGTCGCGGCGGTACTGACGGTGCTGAGGGCGTGGCACGTCGCCCGACGAAATGAGCGTATCGTACTGTCAGCCTTCGGATCGTTTCAGGAATGGTCGTACCGTATTCGCGAGCCGCTCGTGTGGCTCGGACATGCCGATCCGTGTGAAACGATCACCAAGGTGCGGGAAAACGATCCCACGCGCATCGCCCTTAATGCAGTGCTTGTGCAATGGAAAGAAAATCTTGGGTTCGGGCCGCGCACGGTCCAACAGGTCATTGGTTGCGCGCTCACAGTTACGGACTTCCAGGCCGCCCTCGTTGCGGTAGCCGGAAGTCGCATGGGTACTACGGTGGTGAGCGATCGATTAGGGCGATGGCTGAAAAAGGTCGAAGGGCGAATTATGAACGGCCTGATGTTGACCCACAGCGGTCTAAAAGACGGGTACCCGCTTTGGCAACTCGTCTCCGCTCCGAGCTAGTTCAAGTGCCTTCAGTGGCCTTTTTTCGTTTTTTTCAGCCACGCGCGAGAAATGTCAGAGAGAGTATAATGACATTCTAGGAGGCTAAGGCCAACGAACCGAAAAAGCCCACTGAAGGCCACTTCAACCGTTCGCCAGACGGCACTTGCCGTCGCGAAACGTGCAGGAACGGCGGTCGTTTTAACGGAGTGTGTCCGAACCGCCCAAGGGGAATCTGCCTCATTGCGACCCTCAGAAATTTTGGGGGGTGAACCGACGCGCGGGCGCCTCAAATCCTACCTCATAGGACCATCAACCCGGCGGGGGCACTAGTGTGCGCGCAAGGTCACTGACCCCGCCGGCACTAACCGCACTGAGATCCTCTAAAGCCTTGAAATCGTTGAGTGACTGACGTTGTAGGACCTTCCAATATCGACTAGCGCCTCGCCCGCCGTTCTACGCGCAATCGCCTCCTGTCGTTGATGTGCGGTGAGCTTTGGCTTCCGGCCGAACCTAACCCCTCGCGTCATCGCTCGCTTCCGCCCCTCGGCAGTGCGGGCCTTTATCAAGTGCCGCTCGAATGTCGCCAAGCCCGCTAGGATCGTCACCATCAGCTCGCCATGAGGCGTCGTGGTATCAGCCCACGCATCGCCAAGGGATCGGAACTTAGCTCCCGCCTCAGCGATCCTGTCGAGTGTGTTGAGTAGGTCCCTGGTTGACCGGGCGAGCCTGTCCAGGCGCGTAACGATCAAGGTATCGCCAGGGCCAAGCGCATCGATTGCCCGCGCCAGCGCCTTCCTGTCGGTCACTGCGCCGCTGATTTTCTCGCTATAGACCTTCTCAGCACCGGCGGCTGTGAGGGCCGAGTGCTGAGCATCGAGGGTCTGGCCGTCAGTGCTCACGCGCGCGTATCCGATGATCATGGCCCCTCCATTTTGTTCATAACATCTGCACAGGAAAAATGCTTGCCGATCAGCACCTCCCGCATTGTGCAGCAGTTCTGATATTTGCGTAGGCGCGCTCTGTAGGCCCATTGTAAAAGCGCGACCAAACTATCACACTCATAGGACGTGTGCACAATACACGAACAAATAATCAGCAGAATTGAAAGTTCAGGTGTGCGTTCTTCGCCGACAGCGCCCGACGTCGATCCGACGAACCAATTGGCCGGGAGCACCCGATATGGTGCCCTGGAGAGGGAACCGCGTTGCGCCGGGCGGACATCGGGGTGGGGGATACCCCGGAGACGGAAAGTGCGTTCTGGTTCAGCCCCCAACAGGACAGGTCAAGCCGGGTCCCAGGATCAGGTGCAGTCCGAGCCGAAGCTTGTCGGCCGTTTCAGGGCTCATCCTACCGGTCGAGGCCACGCTGTAGACGCGCTGCCGGTGCAGGCCGGCAGCTGCTGCCAGGGCATTCACCGATGCCGCTCGGCGCTGGTTTCGGCGCCGTTTCGAGCTGTACCTGATTGATCGAGCGAGCCTGACGATGTCGTTTTCGCTCATCATGTGATGGTCACCGGCTTGGTGCTTCCGGGGCCGACCGGTCGCCTGTTCGAGGGATGCAACGATAGTACCGATGGTTCTGGTGTGTCGCGTCAATTACTACCTTTCATCCAGACAGACACAAGCACTGCCCCCGAGATGTTACTCCGGGCGTCAGGGGCGCGGCGACAACCTACCGGCGCCGCTTGCAGCCCGCTCGGCAAAGCTGCAACGTGCACACCCGCTCAACAGGAGGAAAGCATGGCCGGCCCCGACGAAATTAACGCCGACATGCTCGCCTTCTGGAACGGAAAGGGCGGCCACACCTGGGTGGCTCGGCAGGAGCACACCGACATCACGCTCACACCGGTGACGGACGCCTTGCTCGGCTTTGCTGCACCCCGCGCCGGCGAGCGGGTGGTGGACATCGGCTGCGGCTGCGGCGCGCCCACGCTGGAGTTCGCGCGCGTCGTCGGTCCCTCCGGCCGCGTGGTGGGGTTCGACATTT